CCGCCGTCAGCAACAAAACGCTTCTCTTCCTCGGTAAGAAGATCTTTACAAACTCCTCCCTCGCACAAAGCATAAAATTCTCTTAATAATTTCTGACTCATCTCTTTCCCTTTAAAAAATTAAGCGGGCGCAACCCGCTCGCCTATGCAACCCTTCTTGCAAAGTCTGACTGGCTGAAGCATCCACTTGCGTGTCCAAAACTCACTCATTCTGTTTCTCCAATAACTTTATCTAATTCAACCGTCAACATGTCAATTTTCTGCTTTACAGCGCCAGAAGAAAGCATACCTTTAGCTGCGGCTTTTTGTAATTTATTAACCATAGTGGCCATAATAGATCTTTCAACATCATCAATACCAGCAGTAGTAACACCTTTAGCAGAGTCTAGTGCTGCCTTTCTAGCATCAGTACCAGAAAGTTTAGCCGTAGGCTCTTGCTCATCTAATGCGGATAGCTCTTCAAGGATAATCTGTTTTAATCTACTCTTCGTGATCTTCATTTCCAATCCTCATATTCTGTGCAACTTGAATTCCATCATCGCTGAACACCATATTCAGAATATAAGATGTTCCAGAGGACAAAGACCCCATAATGACAAAATTAAATAAACTTACATCAAAACTAAATAGTTCAGTTAGTGGAGAAAGTAAAACTAAAAACCAACCAACATGAAAGCCCATACACATCGGACAATGAAAAACTTTACCATAACCTTTAAAACTATCTTTTGCCGGTCTAAATCTTTTTATTAGTGGCATGTCACTATACACAAGAATTTGTGTAAGACCATAAGCCGCTAAAACAAAAATTAATAGTTCCATATTTACTCTAGTGTATAAAGATAATTTAATGCGTATGGATCTCTAATGTAGCCCTTGCGAATAGATCCTTGCTTAACAGCCTGTGGAACTTCACCCAACTCTGTCGAATCTGTTTTGTCTGGATTGATCAACTCATCATCAGTCATAGAAACAATTGCTTCTGTATGCTCAAAATATGGACGCTCTTCTGTGATAAACTGGGAAATATTGACAAGGGCTAACTTGGCTGCGCTTGTTCCTTCATTAACAGGTGTCTGCATAGTTGCCTCAAAAGAGCCGTAGAAAGAGCCAGCCTGGATAGACTCTGGGATAACAATCCCTCTTTTCTTTAAATAAGTAAAAAGTCTATTTTGTGCTCCATAAACATAATCAGAAGCAACTTCTTTTGGGAAAGCAATAACTTTGTTTTGAGCAGACGAAAGAATAATGTCGATGTCGCCGTGATCAAAGATCATAAGATCACCCGAAAGGCTCTTTCGGATGTCCATTTCAAGGGTGACTAATTTTCTGTTGGCTTTATTGCCTACTCTAATCGTTATCGCCATTATAAATTTCCTCAACTAATGACTGGGTTTTAAGAACAGTCATCAAAACATTTTCGTTGATGTCTGATTTAGCAAAAGACTTTAACTTCTCAACAATCTGATTTGTTTTGTTAAGCATATCCTCATCATTCTTGATAGCATCAACATTAACAGCCTCGGCAAGTTTTGTTTTAAGACGACCAATCTCTGTATTAAGATACATCTTCAACTCTAAACCATTATCAGAGAAAGATGTAATGTATCTTGTAAGAAGATCTTTCTGCTCTTGAAGAAGTCCGCTCTCATACTTGTCGTTGAACTTACCAACAAAGGTTCTAAAAGTAACATTATCAATAGCAGGCGTGTCAACATTCTGTGTTGTTGTGCTCATACCCTTTACAATCTCACCTTCAAGAATAACTCTATTCTTTGGTGATGTCTTTTGTGAAAACATCTGGTCAATTGTAGCAAGAGCCTTGTAGTTTGGAACAAAGTTATTGAAGACCTCTGGGGTAAGTTCTTTATTGATGTCGTGGATCAACTCGGTCTGCTGCTTAAACAATCCAGTTGGATCAATCATAATCTTTTGTCTGCGAGACTCTGCAAGGACTTTTTGTGATGTATTCTCATCAAGACTTTGATTTTCATAAAGAGATCTATAGCACTCAAGATCTTGTTTTAATAAACTTTTAGAGTGAAAGTGTCTTTTGATAATAGAGATGGTCTTATCTCTTCTTTCAACATCTTCTTTGAGAACAGCAACTGTCGCTTCTCTTACTAATGCCTCATAAACAAAAGCAGTATTACGCTTTTTATTATGTCTAATTTTCATTCTTTTGCTCCACTAAAGTCTCTTTCTTGGTCTCTAAACCTTCCAAAAGAACACGCAAAGTGCTATCAATCTCAAACAAACGAGATTCCTCTGTGCGCTCTCTTATGGTATAAATAGATTCATCTTGCTCATAAATACCTACATTGGAGCCAATTGGGTTTGCGAGTGTATTAATCTCGGAACCTGGAAGTGTGTTTCTGACGCCAGAGCTTGCTTTCTGCGCTCCGCCGGCTGCCTTCATAGACCTACTACGAGGACCACCACCAGAGCGCCTATCATCGCGTTTAGGGTAATAGATTTTCTTACCCTTACTGTTTGGTCCTCCGTGAATTCTTGGAGCGTCACGAGAGCCAGGAGGCACTGCTAATAATGGCGACTCATCACCGCCACCAGCTGGTTCTGCTGCTGGAGTTTCCCCTGGTGCTTCTGGTGCCAAATCAGTTGGCTCAATCTCTGCAGGTCCCCCTGGTTCTGCACCCAAGTCAGCACCAAGGTCACCGCCTAGGTCTCCACCTAAATCGCCGCCGAGACCACCACCAAGCTCTGCGCCTCCTGCAGCAGCTTGCTCAGCAACAGCTTGAAGGGCAGCATCATGCTTGCGATCATAATACATTTCACGCTGATTACGGATAAAGTCCTCGTGACCCATACCAAAAATATTCTCTGTAACCCAGCGACGAGAGAAAAAGCCCTCAGTAGCAGACGCAGCAATATCAAACTTTT